AGAATAGCCAGGGTGGTACCCACCGGCGCTTGGGCCGACATATCAGAGATCTGAAGATCAGCTGTATTAGCGAATCTACGACCTTCCTCAATGATGGTTTGGAACAACTGAAACAGAGTCTGGCTTGGCTCCTTGTACGGAAGTGCCATCAGGTTGTCTTTAATAGAGCCTGACGGGACGTCCACGTCCCTGAACTCACCCGGAGCGATGGGGGTATCATCACCCTTGACTCGCAAGCCACGAGCCTTAAAGCCACCGGGCAGGTTAGCCAGCGTGCCAGCGTCCACCAACTGACGGATGATGGAAGTACCCGACTTGGCGAACGCCCCCACCAAGTGGATCAGACCGAAGTAATAGAACCCAAACCCAGGCACGTAGCCATAGTGGACAAAGTGCTGACGCTTCTTATATGTATCGTCGTCCGGGTCCCAGTTGCGCCGGATCGCCAATACCGTGTTTGACCCCTTCTCGATTGTCACCACGTACGGCAGTGCTATGCCAGTCAACTCACCCTTCTCATCCCGGTGCTCATGCCCCACCAAGTCAAGCTCAACGTGCATCTCCAGGATCTTGTAGCGGGTGTCTGTTGATGCCTTGAACCCCATCTTCTCAGCGATCTTCTTCTCAACCTCGTCCAGCACGTTGTCTGGGGGTCCGAGGTCAACGTCCCGATAAAAGCCCGCCACCTGTAAGCGACGCAGCTCATTCTCGGTTTTGCGCATCACATGGGTAACACGCTCGGCGGACTCTAAATCTGAGGCTCCGTAGGGGACCACAACGTCTTCAGCCGGTACATACACAGAGACTTGGCGCTCAAGGCTTGGGTCGTAATAGACCTTTTTGAACGCATTACCCGAGAGGCCCAAACCCCAGAGCATCCGCTCATGCTCAGGCCGGTACTCTTTCATCACGTCCATCAGCTGGTAGTTCATGTCCTCCTGAACCCGCTGTGCAGCGTCTTTCTTCTCAGGAGTCTCTTTACCAATAATCTGAGTCTTGACGGGGCCTGCCGCCGGGAAAGTAGACATCATCGTCTCGGACTGAAACTTCACCAGCGCTTCCGAGAGTAGGGGGTGGAACACACCACAAGCGCCTTCCCAAGGCTCAGCCCGCTCCTCAATCTTAAGACCAAGAAGTTCTAAGCCATCTACATAGGTCTGTATCCAGTCTTTTCTGGAGGCGACATCGTCGTCATAGTCGCCAACCAACTCAGAAGAAATACTGAGCATCTCTTCTTCAGAAATATATTCTGCGAGGTTAGCGTTGAAATCTTCAGCCGTTTCTTTGCGTGGCTCAATCTCAATCTCCATCTCTCCAGCTCTGATGGTGACTTCCTCTGGGTCTTCGATCTCAATTTCAATATCTGGCTCACCCATCATTTTTTCCATCATCTCGGGTGACATGCCCAGAGGGGCTTGGGAGAGCGATTTTTCAATAGCCATTTTGGTTCCTTAATAGTAAGCGGCTTGTTTGCGCTTAAAGTACTGTGGCTCATCTGGCTCATCAGACGGCAGACGGATAAAGCCACCTTGTCTAAATCTTAATAGGGCTTGAGTAGTAGAGTCTACCAAGTCATCGTTTGATCCGCTTGGAAAGTCATTACATTCCTCAATTACATCCTTGGCCCATCTTTTGTCTGGTGCCCATACCACCCCAGAGGCAAATAAATCTGAGACCGCGTTGACCCTTGAAATCTTGTCCTGGCCCTTACCGGGAGTGAATTCAGACACAGGAACACCCATCCTACGAAGCTCTTGGTAGAGGGCTGCACCATTTGATTTTTTCTCCACAATAAATGCATCTGGTTCCCACTCACGATATTCTTCAAACACCATCTGTTTTAAATCTGGAAACTCCATCCGCTTCTTAATTGAGTTTAACAAGATAATGTTGTAGTTATTAACTTCTTCGTTGAAGAATACCCCCCAAGTGGTCAGAGCATTATAGTCAGCGCGATTGTTTGCCTCCTGAGCTGCGTCAAGTGACATAATGATAAATTCACACTGAGGCGGGTCATCACCCTCCCAAATCTGCCACCATTCTCTTTTTATTAATGCGCCCTCTTCAGCAGTTGGATTCTGCATATACTGGGCTTGCCAGTATCTTGGGTCCATTCCAACACGTTTTGCTTCCAACTCCTCAACAGGCCAGAAGTCAGGCCACAAAGCCTTTCCCGAGGGAAGGATGGCAGGAAATTCAACGATTTCCCACTGATCTGCGTCCTCATTCTGGGTCATGTGGTTGATTATCTGACCCGTCAAATCTAGTTTTGACCAACGCGTCATCACAATAACAATGGCACCACCCGGCATCAAACGCTGAATAGGACCAGATTGAAACCATTCCCAAGCGGGTAGAAAAACATCTGCTCGTCCCTGTTTCGCTTCTTGTTCCGAGTGAGGGTCGTCAATAATAAATAGATCGGCACCTCGACCGGCTAGCGCACCGCCCACACCGATCGCAAAATACTCACCATTAAAGTTTGTACCCCACCGAGACGCCGATTTTGAGTCCTGCTGAAGCTCAATCTGAGGGAAAATGTCCCGGTATCCCTCCAAATTCACCAAATTTCGCACCCGGCGACCGAAGTTCACAGCCAGATCCGCCGTGTGGGAGGCCATGATGACCTTCTTATGAGGGTATTTACCTAGAAACCACGCTGGCGCGAGGTAAGAAATCAGCTCTGACTTGCCGTGCCGTGGGGCAATGTTGACGATGACCCGTTTTTTCTTGCCATTGGCGATGTCTTCAAAGATTTTCGCCAATCTTTTGTGGTGTGGGCCGACTTTATAGCCAGGATAGACGTGTTCTGCGAAGGCAAGTAGGTCGTTTTGGCCTACTTTCTGGGTCATTTCCCTCTCCCAGACCTCCAAATCAGCCAAAGTCTCCCGCTTCTCGTCAGGAGACATGTGAGGCAACAGCGATTTAAGCTTCTGAATCTTCTCTGGAGTCAGCATCCACAGCCTCAACGTCGATTACATCGTCAGATTTATCCTTGTTGGTCAATCTTTCGAGCTTATCAAGTCGGGCCAATAGGTCTTTTTCGACCTCGTCAATCGGCTTAACCTTCACCGTGACTTCAGAACGCCGCTTGAAAGCATCCACTCCATCGATTTCACCTAAAGCCTTCAATGCTGGGAAGGCATATTTTGGATCTGGGTTAGCTGATTGCTCAACTAATTTATTCACTACATATAGTTTGTAGTCCGCCAGCTCTTTGACCAGCATCTGATCATAAGAGGCGACCATCCCTGCCAGGTATGCAAGGGTCTCGTTGCGGTAATTACCAAACTCAATCTGTGCCGCAGGATTATTGACAATCTGCTCCGCGAGTTCACGGGCTTGGTCTTTGTCATTCTCTGTGGGCTGAAGTTCTTTGCCCTGCAAATCAGAAATTAGCTTGATTGTGCGAGCACGGACTTCTAATTCTTCCTTCGCAGACATGGGGGGCATAGCCTCCTCCGCGTTTTTAGGAAGTGGTACGTTGCTATCGACGTCTAGCATATATGTAGCCATGGGTCCCGAAAATACACCATGGAACCAAAAAACACAAGGGGGGTGTTTCTATAAACCTAGCGGATTCACAGGCAACAAAATTAAGATGGGGGTACCCCCTGAAAATATTGACTTCCTAACAGTGCGGAGATTGGCTTAACCATGCGGGTTTGCGGGCAGAAAATGAAAAATCCGGCAATAAGTACCTACAAAACCACCAAAAGTCTTTTTGCTCTTCTAACAGTGCGGAGATCTAAGCTGGGCTTGGGTTTGCGGGCAATAGTAGGACTTAACACCCAGTCTTTTTTAACGAAATTTGCTGGGTGATTTGTGCGTATCACAGGGTATAGGGTGGGGCGGGTCCCATCGATGGGTATTAGGGGGGTGGGGGGTATGGGCCACCCCCTGAAAGTATTTACTTATCCCCTACCCTAGTTTATAAGATACTCATGCCGAGACAATCCCGTCCCGGTGTAATCAATGGAGGCTGTTATGTCCTACGGAAAACTTGTAGTTAAGTTAACTGTATTCGACTCCGAGTTATCGGAAGAGGAAGGTACCTACCTGAAGGCTAGCCGCCAAGTGAGCCTGCTCACTCGGCATTGCGTGACGCACTCACAAGCGCAGAAGTTAGCCCGCGCGTTTGTGGAGGCTAATGTGTCCAAGGATCAACAGCCAGAGCTGTCGGTCTTTTGGTATCCCGAGCCGGTTCGCATCGGTACTTGGCACTGTTAATCAACGGGGGCTTCGGCCCCCATCTTTCTGGAGGCAATACCATGTTTCAACTATCCCTTTTCTCCCCTGTCCACTTCAGCGAAGCAGAAGAGTTTATGTTCTTTCTTGATAACTGCAAGATGGATATCCGCGCAGGTTACATCAGTATCCTAGACAAGCCCGTCGGTATGAAGTGGGAAGTCTGGTACGACTGGATGAATAAGAAGTCAGTTTAATCAAAGGGGCTTCGGCCCCTTTGATGCCAGTTATGTGTCGGCGACCGCGCTAGGTGGGCGCGGCTGGGCGCGTGAACATCGTTTCACCTCCCCCTGAAATCATTGCATTATGCCCTGCTATATCGTATAAGTAATCATCGGCTCAGGGTTGAGTCGATCCGGTAGCCCGGCGGGTTCCGGGCATTTGGAGGCAATATGGAAACTAACCTAGATTCCATCGTTATCACGACCTCCGTCAAATCTGTTACTGACGGAGCCTATCAACAAGCCAAAGTGAAGGGCGTAACCGAGTCGATTGTCTCGGGCCTTATGTCCTTCATTCCTGGCCTCGGGGTTGACGCGGACCCATTCTCGGATGAGAACCGCGCTGACCTCCGCGCTGGATACTCCCAGCGCTGGGCTGAAATCAACCCAACCCGTTATTTCATGGCAGTTGACGGGCATTGGGTTGAGAAGCCCGAGGCTGAGGTCATGCAAGCCAAGGCTGAAAAGTTTTCGCTGGATGTTCATACAGCGTTTGCTTACAGCCAGCAAGCCTTTGGCGCGCTCAAGAATGAAGAGCCAGCCAAACACGCGCTGATCAAGGACGTTCGGGATCGTTTCAATAAGTATGTCTCGAATTGCCTCAACGACCTCAAGCGCGAGGCTTCCCGGATTTACAAGGCTCGCAATAACATTGCGAACACAAAGAATCCGGTCTCGGCTTTCTACGACTGGCTGATGGTAGGTGACAAATGCCAACTAACGCTGATTCGTCAGCGCGCAGTAAACGCGCAGTCTCGGGGTGACGAAACAGTCGACCTCAAGAAATTGGACGCGGCTCTTGTCGCGTTCAAGGCTAAGATGAAGTAAGCCTATGACCTCCAGCCCTTCGGGGCTGGAGGTTCTTTTTTTGGCCTCTTTGATGCCAGTTATGTTTCTGTGCGCGCACGCCTATGCGTGGGCAAGCGCCGTTTTCAAGGTTTCACCGTACCCTGAAACCATTTACTTATCCCGTGCCATGTATTAAAAGATACTCACCGAAACAATGGTGTTTCGGGTAAACCAAGGAGTGCATACCATGACTATCAAGTCATTCAAGGACGCCGCATATCAAGCGGCAAAGGCGGTGGATTCGATCGAAGAAGCGGCGAAGTTTGTTCACGCCAAGTGTCCCACCGTGTTGGACGCCATGCCCGACGATGTCAAATCGGAGTTGGACGAAGGTTGGATGCTTCGTCATCATGAGAAGTATCCCGAAAAGACTTACATTCGGGTGGACGGCAACTTGGTGTTGCCAAGCGGCAAAGTGCCTGAAAAGGCAGAGAAGGTCACGGTGTCGGTTTACACCGCCATGTCCTACTCGCAACAGGCGTTTGGGCAACTCCGCAACACTGACCCGCAACTTCACGGTCTGATCAGTGATCGGCGTATCAAGTGGAAGAAGTATCGCGGCAACAGACTGGGCGATTTGTTCAGTGCCATTCGCGAGATGCTAGGGGATGACACCAAGTCACCCAAGGCGGCGGTGGATGACTTCGCGGTGTACATCGTGAAGCATCTGGACGCGGCGAAGACGCGGTGCAAAAACGCGATCTCGCGGGGTGACACCACGGCAGACCTAGCACTGCTAGATCGGCAACTCGCCGCATTCTGGGCGACGAAGTAAGACTTGGCACTCGGGGCGAAAGCCTCGGGTG